AATACCAACGCTAGTAATCTGACGGTCAGCGTCAATGCCAGTAACCTCAAGGCGGAGGTTCAGACCAGTGCCATCATAGACGGGGAACTTCTGTCCAAGGCTCCAACGAGCGTTACCGTTTGTCGTCACACTAACAGCAGTAGGAATACCACCAACGGTAGTAGACGTGGTAAACGCAGCCGCAGCCGTCTCTGACAGCTCACGGAACGAATAGGTGCCGTCTGCTTCTTTGATCAAAGCATGAGGCATTGTGGTTGGATCTACACCCAGGGGCACATCAGGTCCAATGGATTCAACCCAAACACCAGCACCCTGAGCAGAACCATCGCTGGTTTCAAACTCAAGATAGTAGTCATCCTCATCTGCTTCGCCTGCTCCAACCCTAATAACTTCCCCGTCAAGGAATTGATCGGGCAGGTCTTCAGTACCAGAAACAGTACCTTTGTATGCCTTTAGACCCGTACCAGAGATACTACCAGTAGCCTCAATGTTGAAGTCAGCATTGTTAGCACGGCGGATGTGGATGTGGTTAGCAACGCCTGTGGCTACATAGTTAGGGTTACCGTTGACCGCGTTAACTAAGTTAGTAATAATAGTGCTAGCGTTTAGGTTGGAACCAGAGCTAGTAGGACTATTGTAAGTAAAGTTAGTACCGTCTAAGGTAATAGTATAGCTGGTATCGTAAGCAATAGTAAACAGGCTGACGTAACCAAACGGAACCTGATCAGCAGAGTTCACCCCATCGTCTTCCACATAGACACTGCGGTTCAGAATAAAGACGTAGTCGTTAATCTGTAGAACCTGGAGGTCAGATGGGATTGTATGTGAGGCGTAGGTTTGAGCACTGGCACTGATGGCGTTGAGTGTTTGTTCAACACCACTCTGTCCATCCCAAAGACGTAACGTGCCATCTTCATTGATTTGAAGAATCAGCTTATCGTCGTCGCCTTTGGAAATGAAGAACCAGTTACCACCATCCGCTGCGTTTTCAAGACGATGGATAAGTTTTGTGCCAGGTCTTTTCAGTAGACCAAACGTTGGGTCTGGGTAGTAGTTTTCACATTCCCTGAATTGACCTGGAAGCATCAATGAGTCAGGCTGTTGCGATACCCCACCAACCAGGCCAACGATTCTTTGTGAGATAGCAGCCATGATTATCGAGCAATAGCACGGAAGGGGGTAAAGCTGATGTAAAGGTTCTGACCATTCTCCTGGCCAAAGATGTTTACATCGGAACTGCTGGTGTCATACGCAAGACAGTTGGACCTCAACAGGGCTTCGTCTTGAGCATTAAAGGTTACCATTTCTTGGGAACCCAGAACCCGCCCAGCAAAGACACGGGTAGCACGTTGGGTAATATAGTCTTGGAAGACCTGTGGAAGATCAGTAAAGTTAAACTTCCAAACAACATCACACTTAACAATGGAGTTGGCTGGGAAATTATAGGTGTGGTTTACCTTGTCGTAAAGCTTGCCATCGCGCAATACGGTCTGGTATTTCTGATTGTTAGCAAACTTATTATCCGAAAGCTGAAGCACCGTAGCAGGTACAGTAATGATACCATTCACGTTAGCAGTAAAGGGATAGGCAACTTCGGTGTTGAAGTGCCAGCCTTCACCTTGTACTTCCCTATCGACCTGCTCAAGAACGTCAAGTGCGATAGCGATTTCGGGGTTAGCGACATCAAGGCTTACCACCGGGGCTTGCCCGATGCCACTAAGCATCTGGTTGATAGCTTCTAGTTGAGTAGTCATTATGGTCGGGCAAGAAAAAGGGGGCCACTAAGGACCCCCCGCATGAACGCATGAAAGAAGGAATCAGACGTTACGGAAAGCACCAGCCACAGCGGTGCGGACAGAGCCACAGCCGTAGGCAAGGCGTCCCACGATGACATCGCCTTGATAGATCACCTTCGTGTCGGCACCGGTGGTTTGCACGCTGGGGCCAATGGCCTCAACGACACCAGCAGCGTCACGGTGGAAGATCAGACCGCAGGAGTTGGTGAAGTCGGTACGGATACCGTAGTCGTTGTTCTCACCACCCAGGGCAGCAGCGTCGATCTGCTCACCAGCAGCGGAGCCATAACGCTCCAGGAAGGGGATGTTGTTGGACTTGTAGATCTTGATACCAGCAATCTCATAGAGACCTTCGCCGGTGTTCAGGCTACCGCCGGTAGCACCCAGATCACGGTTGAGGATGTTGGTGTCAACCTGGCTGATCAGAGCATAATACTGACGAGGGCTGAGCACCGCGACGCGGCCCTCCTGGGGCGCTGCGACTTCGTCCAGACGGGCAGCAGCTTCGAAGAAGCCATCAACCAGAGCCTGAGCGTCATACTCGTTGCCAGCACCCAGGTTCACCTGGAAGCCACCAGGCTCGCCGGTCACGGCAGCAGTTTCGCCAGAGGCTTGATCCAGCACGCGGAAGATGCGGCGGTCATAAAATTCTGCGAGGCTCTGGCCGATTTGACGGGCGATCGGGCCTCGAATATCGTATTGCGCAAGAACCTCATCGAGGTTGTCAACGAAGGCGGAAGCGACCAGAAGGTCGTCCATCGAGATGGTGGTCTCTGCCACATCAGGATCGCCGCTTCCGAGGATAGCGGTGCCAGGCGTATGATAGCCAGCGTTGATACGTCCAGTGTGGATGAATTGGGCCTCGTTGCCGTTCTTGAGGGTCCGGTTCATCACCAGGCCCTTAGCAATCGTAGCATTACGGAAGGCCTCATAGACCTCACCGGTGAATAGTTTCAGGTACAGAGCCTGAGTATCGGCACCGCCGTTAATGGCGCCGAGCTGAGTTACAGTTGCAGTCACTTGTCTAAAAGTGTTGAGTGTTTATAAATTAAAGAGTGTCCCGGGAAAAATTATTTAGTTGTGGGGTTGTCCTTTGTATTGGGTATCCACCGCAGCGGGCCAATACTCCAGTCATGACTGGGTTTTTTACGAGGTTATCCCACCCTCGAAAGGCATGGGGGACATTGCAGTCCCCACGATCCTCAGAGAAGATCGCCGCTTACAGCCAGCCGGTCCTGAATGTCCAAGCGATAAGCAGGGTCATTCCGATACCGAGGGTCACTGATAGCACGAGCCAGTTCGGCTTGGCTACGGAACCCTTTAACACTTGTGTTCTTGACAGCCTTGCCAGACACACGCTTACCTTCAAAGCCCACAGCGTCTTGATACCGTTGGTTCAAGGCTTGAACAGCAAAGAAGATAGCGTCTTTGTTGCCACTGTTAACAACGTTGTCAAAAGCAGCAACCTCGTCGGGCTTCAGATTATCTGCTGCCCAAGCAAGAGTTTCATTGTAAGCAGATTCACCACCAACAGAAGCAAGGATAGCATCAGCATCCGAATCTGACAACTGTGAGGGTTGAATGGTGGCATTCTTTTGAAGCTCCAGGTAAGCATCAATGAGCTGCTCAGACGGCATCTCCTTAAGCTTCTGGACTGTCTCCGGCTTTAGTTGATTGGAGTTACTGAAATACTCTTCAGAGGCTTCCTGGATAAACTTGGCGGTTTCGGAAGTAGTGTCTTCTGTGGGTACATCAGCTGAAGATTCTTCGCTGACATCCTCAAAACTTTCTTCTTCTTTCTTTCCAAGCTTGCTTTCCAGTTCTTTGTATGCCTTCTCCAACTCCTCAGCGGACTTGAACTTACCGGCATACCGAAGCTCTGCTTCTGCGTCTTGTCGAGCCTGTTCATATTTAGCACGATTGCGTTCTTGTTCTTCGGCAATCAGCTTATCACCAAGCTCGGTTAGCCTCGCTTCCTCTGCCTGGCGGGCTTCGGTTACTGCGGGGTCATTTCCGTCAAAAGTGATTTCAGCCATAAGAGGTTAGCGGTAGGTAAGGGTTTAGTGAGTAACAAGAGAAACCTTGCCAAGACCAGGAGTGACTACCTTTTTCTTGGGCTGGGGCTTTACCTTGTTGGTTTTGACGCTGGGCTTGCCAGCGGATTTCTTCGCAGTCGAAAGGCTAGTAGGGGTCGCTGCGGGTGCCTCAGCCTGCGGCTGGGGGCTGGGTTGATTGAGAGATTCCATTGACGGTGTTTTGCATAGCTTCCATGACACCAGGGTTCTTGTCAGGATCCATCATCGGAGCTTTAGCAAGCTGACCGGCTTGGCCCATGAGTGTTGCCTGGGTCATCTGTTGACGCATCTGTTGCTCCTCTTGTTGACGTTGGTCAGCGGTCTTAACCAGCTTAACCGTGTCAATACCTTGAGCAGCAGCAAGACGTTTGATTGCTTCCTCAGGGTCAACAAACTTAACCATTGCCTCAGGACCAAGAGCCTGGGACACGGTTTGAAGGAACATCATCAAAGACTCACGGTCTTGACCACGGCCAACACCTTCGATGCCTGCGATGACGGTGGGGAATACCACACCCTTAGGAAGTTTGGGAAGGATTTTAGAACGTTGCAACACGAACAGCTTACGCTGGAGGTATGGTTGCAACAGTTCAGTAGTCAGGTTCCCATAGATACCACCCAACTGTTCATTAAGTTCTTGCTGGGTAGCGCGAATCTCTTCTGCGGTAGTACGTTCTGATTGACGTACCGTAAGAATAAGAAACGCTTCACTCAGCCTTTGGGTCAGCTGAGTAATCATTTGGTATGCGGTGGCAAAGTCAGCCTGCTTGGCTACTTGTACCACGGACACATCTTCTTGACGGCCTTGGATAATTGCTCCATTCCCGGCCTTTGCCAAAGTAGCAGGCTTGACGGTAGCAGAAGGAGATACCAGAAAGACCACCTTAGCAGCAGCAGCGGAGCCTTCGACCATAGC